TGCTTGGTGAAGTCATGTACAACCACTGGCTCTGTTGCCATTTCTACGATATACGCAGGATGTGGTCTATATAACTCAGCACCCAGCAGCTTCGGAAAATCGTTATCTATAAACATATTTAGATTTCAGCTAGGTTTGCTGATAGTGAACACAAAATTGTGCTCAGTTTTGAAACTGGAAAATAAATTCCATTATTAAGATTATAAATTAGCTTAATATTGTACTTATATAAGTTTTTTCTAAAAAAATTAAAATTTTATCGATTAATTTAGTTGATTTGTAACTGTATATTCATTAGGAGGAACAGTTCCTATTCTTCCGTAAGGATTTATTAAACCGTCAGCGGGTTGCATGTCAGGCTGTTGCTGAGCCTGCATTTGATCAAACATCATAGCAAAGTCTTGAAAATCTTTTGCTTTTCCCTTTGCTTTTTTAGCCTTGTCGTAATTCATCTACTTTTTCTCTTTTTTTGATTCTAAAGGAGGCTGACCTACAGGTAATTGACTTAATCCTGCAGCAGGTAAATATTTTGCTAAAAATTGTTGTTCACTAGCCATTATTTGATTCTGAACCATCTCTGCATTCATCATATTTCTTGGTGCCATCATTCCATTAGCAGGTAATGGAGAACCTGGTAAATTAAGTTTTAAATATGAAGCATCTAAATCTTGTGGCATTTTAGATGGTTGAGTAACACTAGTATCTCCTTGTCTCATCCGTATGTTTGCATATTCATCTCTATTACCGGCTGCTACCTGATTCATGATATCTTGTCCACCAAATCCAACTAATTGTGGTGATCCTATAGGACCTCCAGCAGTTCCTAGACTTGCTAGAAATTTATCTGCTTTTTCGTTTGTTGTTGGCTTTTTTTTCTTATTCATGAAAGTACCTTAGTATTGAAAGTTTCTTAATAACATTTCTTGTTGTAATTGACTTTCAGCTAAACGCTTATCTTTACCAGCTTTCCTTCCTGCCCTATAAGCTGTTCCAGAAAGAAGTGCACCGGGAATACCTGCGCCTACGCCACCTAATAATCCAAAACCTGCTGTTCCTAAATTACCAGAATCTAACGGATTATTGTAACCAGTAGCTCTACCTCTTAAATTAGCGGCTACTGCAGGAGCACCTACAGTAAGTCCTAGAAGTGCAGCTAGTTGTGGAACTGCTGCACCTGCTAGTCTCATTGTTACTGGGTTAACAACAGGATTCACTTTAGGAATCCATTACGAGAAGCTTCTGACGGAAGATCTCAGGATTTTGTTGAGCTGCATTTAAATATTTCCATGCATTCTGTGGGTCACGATCTGCTGCTGTTCCAAAGTCATTCCAGAAATCACCTGCATTTCTAGGAGCCTGTGGCTGTGGAGGAACTGGCATTTCAGGACGTGTTGGAGCTTGAGCCTGTGCTTGAGCCTGACCTGCTAAAGGTCTTTGCTGTACACCTTGATTTGCATAACCTGCTTGCTCTTCTTCTACTGGATATGGCCCATTAGGTCCGAAGAACTCACATGTGTAATCTGCCAACACATCAGGATCTGTAAGAATCTGCTCATAAGCTTTATGCTCTGCAGACATTTCCTGTAATAAATTAACTGCTTCAGCTAACTGGTTATTTGTTGTGATTAATGCGTCTTCAACTTGACAAGCATAGTTATTTAAAACTGCAGGAGCATCAGCACCAAAATGATTAATAACCTCAAGACTTGCTTCGCTTACCCCGTTTGCTAGGAGCTGCTGGTCTGTTATTTCCTGAGATGTTTGGGAATAATTGTTGGAGGATGCCTGGTTGTTGTTGGTCGAAGGCGTATAAGTCGGCGCTACCGCGTTGCTGTACTGGGTTGGAGTTTGGGAAGCGTAATTGGTTTGGCCTATTGCTTGGTTCTGAGTCGACTGTTGACCCTGGAACGGGAATTGGACTGGTGAACTCAGGAGTCCTACCACCCTGTTGAACGCGTCCTTGTATGGGTTCTCCGCTTGTGGGGCTGCCTGTTGTGGCTGGGGGCTGTACTGAGTAGGGTTGTATGGGTTGTTGTTGATCCCCATCTGCGCTTGCACTTGTGGTGCTGGTGCCGCCATTGGCTGGGATGGAGCCACCCATTGGGTATTCCCTGAAACGACCGGTGCCTGCGCCGCTGTCTGAGCCACGTAGCCTGTCTGCTGGGTCTGGGATACTTGGGGTTCCGATTGGATCGGCGCTGCGGTATCGGCCTGCATAAGTTACCTCTTTTTGTAAACTTTCTAATGTTCGATATAAGAATGGAGTTAAATCCAATCTTGGGTCAGCTGCCATCGGTAAGTTAGGCTGCTGAGGATGTGGTGTTCGCATTTCTTGATTTATTAGATCAATAAATTGCGAATATGCTCTCTGTACTTCACCCACCATTCGGAACGGGAATCCAGAGAGCATTGCTGCAACTTCGTCGTCCGTTTTCGATGGGAATAAATACTTCAGTGCTTCTATGCTATCAACGCCTAATTCTTGAAGGTTACGAGTAAATATTGATGAATTAAGTTTGTCTTGAGTTGTATCTTCATAAACAGGTCCCATCCATCTCCATAAAACCGTTCTATCCCCGTCAGGAGCAAGCCCTAATACACCTTCTGGTATCTCTTTAGTTTCAATTGCAACATTAATTGCTTCCTGTATTTTTTGTTCATATTTTGCCTTTTGCTTATCATATTTTTCTAAAGCTTTATCATCAGGATTTTCTGGTAATTTTGGATATTTTATACCTGCTGCAAATGCAAGTGATTTTCTAAAAATCTGTTCTTCTTGAAAAATAATTAATTCAAAAACTCTACAGATACCATATTGATAAATCTGTAAACATTTCTTTTTAGCTGTTGCACTTACACGTCCATAAGCAGATTTTATTTCTGTTGCCGTTACATTGGTGATAGATAAATCATCAATACCACCTAAAGCTAATCTAATTTCACTTCTTAATTGTTCTGAAAATCTAGCTTGATCAGAACTTACTGCATTAGGTGTAATAAAACCTACTCTGTCTGAAGGTTCTAAATTAGCAATAACTCTTGGAACTCTCATTCCACTTCCCGGTTTACCTACATATCCGGGTTGTTGTCGTGTTATTGGATCTTGTTTATATGTAGAACTAAATAAATTAACATCAGATTGAAAACCAGATTGGCTAGAAATACTTGGTCTTTGAACAGTATCACCATCGCTTTCAACAATATCAGATTTTGGTCTGGAAGAAAGTAAAGTTGGATTACCAAAGAAAGATAAGTTTGCTCTTATATTTTTAACCATTTCATCATGAGCCATTATCTGATTAGCTAAGAAATCAAACTCACCACTTCCATCAGTTCCAAAAGCATCAGGATTATTAAATACTTCTACACATGGAATAAATTCCATAGTATTCTCAACTATTTTTTTATCAAATCCTGCAAAATTTATATTTTCACTATCAAAAGTAATTTCTTGTTCACTATGTATTTCTTCTATTTCATTAACTGTAATTTTTAATCTCATGTATCTTTTATCTGTATTTAAACCAACCCCTGCAAAACCTTTTGAAGATCTTACTTTGTAAGGATAGATAATTATTACCTCTTCTAAATCTCCTTCAGGTGAATAATATGTCCTGTAAGAATCCTTATTAAACCAATAAATTCTATAAGATCTTTCAGTAGGTCTTATATAAAATAGACCTTTTCCATATGCTAAGAATCTATCCCAAATAGCATCTAATCTTGCATCTAATTGATTAAACTTTATTACTTGTTGAATTAAATCAAATCTTTGTGTACCAAAATTATCTTGTTGTGGATAAAACTCAACTCCCTGTCGTATCCCAAACATCTTCATCTGGGATAAATGAGAGCTGATAAGCATTGTATCTGCTGTTCCTCGACCATCTCTATTTATGACCGATTTAAGCATATCGTCTAAGACAGCTTTGCTATTACTTTCACTCATTAGATTCGAAGTTGATACTATTGATCAATGTCATAACCAGCGTGTAATCTTTTAAGTTTGATTTCATCTCCCTCACATTCTACCTCAAATCTTTCATTTGGTTGTAATGCCATGTCATGACATAACTCATCAGGTAGAAGAATTACAGCAGACCCATATTGATCTTGCTCTAATTCTAGATTGTAATAAGTAGGTGACATTTGATGTTGTTAGTAATAGTTTAAGTCGTCAATACTCTAACTCAAGTTTTCCGCGAGTCATTAACCCATTACATAACCAAACTAGAGCATCTACGCAATCGTCATGTGAGCTAACCCCAAAATTTACTATCTCATCAGTAAGCGGTCCGAACTTTCTAAATTTATTAAAAATAATCTTTCTTTGCTCAAATAAACCCATAATTCCTCTAAACCTTGCAACTTTATCTCCTCTGAAACCTTTTACTGGATGCCAAATTAAATTATGTAATCCATGTTCACCTAAACATATTCTTTTAAAATCTGCTTCTAAAGATGCTTGATAAGCTACTGCCTCAGACCAAATATGTGTAGAAGCTCCTGTAGGAAAATAAGTATTGTCATTTTTATAAACTATTCCCCATTCTTCCATCATTTCCATTAATAAATCTAATTTTTCTAAATTACCCATTACCCTAACTCTTTTGCAATCAATAACATGGATTTTATCTTTTACTCGGCCACCCATAACAAAAACTGTATAATCATTTTGTTCTCTTATTCCTGCAGATAAATCAACCCCCACACCAAGAGCATCGAAGTCTGTAGCAATAGTTCCTTTAACAATTAAGTCTGGTGATAATGATAATTCACTAGTTTGTACTATTTGATTTTGATATTGGAAACTAAAAGCTACTGGAGCAACTCTTCGTCTTTCTTCTAAGTATTTCAATGACCACATATCAGGCCAATAAGATATCTCTTCTCCCTGATCATCAACAGTTATAGCTGATTGTATTATTTGCGTCCATCCGTTTGATGGTAGAAAAGCTCTTGCGTGTATATCATCATGACGAAATCTTGTACCTAAACAAATTGCTCTTGCACCTTCAAACATAGTTGGAACAATAACTGCGTTCCAGTTATCTTCCATAGCTTGTCTAATATCTTTGTTTTTAATATCATCAGAACTTTTTATAGCATCATCAATAATACATAGATGAGATCTTTTAGAAGTAACAGCACCTTTTAAACCTGCACAACATACACTAAATTCCTCTTCACCTGTAGATTTAATACCTGCAAACTTCCAATCAATACTCCAATATTCATTAGAATTTATTCCTTTTGCTATTTTTACTGTGGGAAAAATTTCTTTATAATTTTTACTTTCTTCTATTATTCTTTTTATCGCTGCACTCTTTGGACGAGCAACATCAACTGTATATGAAATATATAAAATTTTTAAAGGTAATTTATGTAAAGCATGAACTCCAATAGCCCAAGCTGTATATAAACCTAAAACTGTAGATTTTGCAGATCCTCTTGGGGCAAGAATATCAATGTTAGGTCCTGCAATACCACGCAGACAAACACTATCATCTCCGGTACATAAATATTTATGCCATTCCATATGATGCTTTGCTGGAGGTTTTCCCCCTACAACATCACAAAAATAGGCAAAATCTTTTTGCGCCCTTTTTATATCAATATTCGAAGTTTTTTTTACTACTTGTTGTTTAGCAGCTGCACGAGCTGTGCGTCTGTAAACACTGTAAATACTTGTACCTGCCATGAACGTAGCATAGCGTATTAATCTTTAAGATTCTTCCTGTAGTATTTTTGTCCATACTCCCATTGAAGCTTCCTGCAAAGGTCCTTCTATAGGATCATCCCTAAAAATACTTAACATCTCTCTCAAAGCCCTGTCAGCGCCTGCAAGTATTAATCCTTGTTTATCCATCAATACTTTCTTATCCTCTATTTGTTTTATTGCACCACGTAATTCTTTTTGTAACATTGCAATACGTGCAGCACCCATATCTTGTTTAACAAGACCCATCTCTATTGCATCACGCAACTTCTGAATATCTTGTTGCATATTATCTATTTCGTATTCTAAAACTTCGTTAAAATTTCGTTTTTTAAATTCTTTTTCAGACCATTCATTGCATTCAACTATCGTCCCTTGAAAACCAAGAAAACGGGAAAATAAATATATCTGAATGGGAGAACTAGTCTTTTTACAAAACTGAAGAAAGGATTCACGGTCTTTAGAAGTTAAACTGTGAATCCATTGCTTCATACTCTGTACTGGCTTTGAGCCTGTTCGAAATCTCTATTCTCTTTATAGCGACGGAACATCTCTTTTTGCAAGTCAGTTGTTCTTTGTTCCTTACCTGTCTCACGAGTCAGTGCTCTATCTTCTTCACCTGCAGTTTGTAAACCTCTTCTATATTGAAGTCCAGTTTCTGCAACTTCAGCACGACGCTCTTGGCCTGTAACTCTTGCTGTTGCACGAGTTTCTTCACCAGTAGTTTTAGCTGTGAGTCTGTCCTCTGCACCAAAGGACTGAGCCTGTCTGATGTTTTGAGTTGTAAAGAACTCTCTGTTAGCTCTATCTAACTGAGCACCTAACTCCATGTTTAGACGTTGCTGTTTACCACTAACTTCATTAAGTGCGGTCTGACTAGCCAACGCTTGAGTAGGCACCTGAGTAGTAGGTGCGGGAGGTGGTGGAGCTGGTGGATATATTATCTGTGGAGGTGGTGGAGAACGACGACCCATATTAAATTAATCCTTTGTAATTAAATTTTAGCGTTAGTTAACCAAACTGTCGCTGCATGCCAAGACCGGCAAATCTTGTAGCGGCATCTTGTTGGGCAGCTATGCCTAATGCTCTTTTGTATTCAGCATCTGCAGCTAAAGTTTGTTGTTCTTGTTTTGATTTCATTATCTTCTGAATATTAGAAGGCATCATTTCTCGTGCCGCTAACATTGCTTTATCAAGCTCTAATCTTCTTCTAGCAGCATCTTCAAGTAATCTTGTGTAAATAGGCATTGTAGCTATATTTACACCCTGTGATAACAAATTTTGTTTTAGCTGAGTTTTTAAACCGGCTTTATCAAATTCTTCTTTAGCTTCTAATATATCTTTAACTTGACTTTGTAGATCACCAGTCGGTTTAGTTTTAGTTTCAAGTTGTTTAGCAAAGTCTGTGGTTAATTTAGTATCTGCCTTTTCTTTTCCTAGCTCAGTCAATTCAAACTGTGATTTATCATCTACATCAATTTCTTTGAAAGGTGTTGAACCAGCAATCCTAAGATCT